CTCAAGAACTTCAAGGATTACGTATACTCTTGGAAAGCCTTGAACCGTCCATCTCACTTGCGGTTTGGAGGTGTAGCCATTCGCTTCCTTCATGGTCCATCCACTTAATTTGGTACCTCCAAATGTCTCAAAAAATTTCTCCAGAAGCAGGTAATCGTCGTCCCTGATGTTTATGCTGATACAAGGTCTGTAGGTGTGGTTGGTTGCTCCATTTTTTCCTATATTCTCAGTGGTAAGAAACAAAGAACCTTCCCCATAAAAGAAACCTATCAGCTCATGTACTAACTTGGGATCAACTTTTTCCATCTTCTCTTGAAGCTCCAGACGTGCAAGTTTGATTCTGTCTTTCCAAATAGTATGCACCATTACCCCTCCTTACTGACCATCAATTAGATGGCGGGGGAAACTCTTCGGATTCCCCTCTCTATGTTTCCATAGAGTTCAGACTGTCGCTTCACCTTACACAGGTGTTCTCTCGCTCAGTCGTTCACGCTGCACAGGCTAACGAGCCTTGCTTGCGCCTTGTCGCCCTCGTCTTTACGTTAGGGGTTCCAAGTCTATCAGAGAGAATTTTTAATTGGCACCTACGCTGCTATAGCGTAGTTTTGTTTACCAATTTCTGCTTCATGCACAGGGCCTTGGGAAGCATAACGCTCAACAGAAATAAATCCGCTGATATCTTCAAGATCCTTTGCCACATCAGGATGGACAAATGCCCAATAAGCAGGTCTAATTGGGAACGTGTTAAATCCAGTAGAAGCTCTAACAATTTCTGTGAAAGGATCGGCGTTGTTACGTCTGAACATTCTGATAGCATAATCCAAATCAGGGCCAGTAATAACTGATGCAAGATTGGCAATATCTGCACCAGAAGCAGCAAGCCTCACGTTTGTACCCGCATTAAGAGCAGAGAATGTAATAGTGTCAATAGTATCTGCCATTTGTTCGGCAAGCAGATCCACAGCTTCATTAAGAACTGGATCTTCAATAGACACTTGAACAAGGTCTGAAATGGTAACGAAGTTACCATACTGCCTGACAGCCGCAAGGATGTCAGTGATCGACATTTTCTCTCCGTCACCAACAGTACCTTCAGCAAGCTGAAGGCTGGAAATGGCTCTGGAAAGGTCATTATACTTTCTGAACTTAATTGTCAGAGAGTTATTAGAAGGAAGTGGTCTCTTCTGACCAAAATCCTGAGCAATTAGCTTAGGTCTGGACCTTTCAAGAAGCTTCCTATCATAGTATGCTTGAGCAGCAGAAAAAAGTTCTCCAGCACCACCATCAGCGTGTTGCCAACCAGTAACATCACCACCTACAGCAGATGGGGGAGTGGTACCTGTAACGGACATATTGTATGCCAACTAAAACAACTCCTATCTTTAATTTTATATAATTTTTTAGCGTTTATACCCTGACTCGGCTCTCTTAAGAAGTTCTTGAAACTTTGAAGAAGGCATGTTCCAGATCTTTTCTGCATCAGAAAGATTACTTGTTCCAGTAGATATATTTTCTCTTCCATTTTCAAGGATAGGGACTTTTCTTACACTTCTCTTTAATTGAGACCCCTGACTAACCTGCTTTTCAGGCATACTGTCAGATGCCTTTGTCATTCCAGGTTTAAAGTTTACTGGAGTCTCAGGTTGAGGTTGGTTGTTCTGGTAGGCAACCACCTTTTCCCTTATAAAGTTATAGAAGATTTTAAATACTTCCTTGTCCTCATTTATCTGGGTTTTAAGCCCAGCTGGAATAGCGTTTGGTTCCCCTTCTGGAATCATGTAAATCTTTTTGCATAAATCAAAAACTATATCAAATAGTTCTGGATCCTTAGACCTTAGCTCAGAGAAAAATAATTCTTTTTCAAGTTCATCTATTTTTGCCCTATATGGACTAAGTTCTTTGTCTACTTGCTTCTTCAAATATTCTTTAAACTTTTTTGAGTCGTTTATGTCAGTAGTATTAACACCATCAAAACTTACATATTCCTCAATATCTTCCTTTTTAAGTGCTCTACGAATTAATTCTTGAACAACTTTGTTTTCTTCAACTACGTTAATAACATCTTTCCATTCACGTAGCTTATACATCTTATTATCATAATCCACGCCTTGCTGTGCAAGGTTAATAAGCTCCTCTTTTGTCTGAACAGGAATGTACTTTCCATAAACTTTCAACAGCGCATAAGGTACTCCTTCACCATCGGTCTGATGGTCATCATCAGCTTGGTCGGCTGACATGTCCATTTGCTGTGGTTCGTTTACTTCAGTAGCTTCAGTAACCTCTGGTAAGGCTGATTCGTCTGTCTGACGGGCCTCTTCTGCCAGAGCTTCCTCAAGTATCTCCTGATCAGTATCGAGTGGCTCAGTTCCTTGCGGGAAGTTCCATGACGACATTCGCTATCTCTCCTATTCCGGACGTTGCCTTACGGTCGTCCTTAAAATTCAGGGACAACTTGTCTAGTCTGTCCCTGCTCTTTATTGTCAATAACTTCTTTCTTACCTTGCGATTCGAGCTGTGTTATAAAGTCCTCAAAGTACCTTGCAGTGGCAAAGAATACAACTCTTTTTCTGTCATTGGACTCTTCTGCACCAAGTCTGATGCCCTTTACAACAAGCTCATTAGCATAGTTAGTAAGAAGTTCTTTTAACAGCTTCCATTCGTTTGAATTAATAAGATCATATGCTCTAAGTTGACGTTCAACATCCACTACAGTATGCACCTCCAAATGAATCTATATTTAGATTATCATACTTGACTGAAGCAGTAAGGGGTTACATACCAAACATGCTTGGGGCATCAAGCGGTGATCCCTGTCCTTCAGCTACTTGCATTGGCTGCGCCTCAACTGATGGCTGTTGTCCTTGTGGCATTCCAGCACCTTCTGGCGGAAGTTCAATAAAGTTTTCAATATCTTTGTATCCCATGCTTTCAAGAAGTTTAGAAACAACATAGTGGACATGTTTTGGCTTCACAAGACCAAGCTGTGCTAATGACGGAAGGATATTTAATAAATTCAACATCTGTGACTGCTGTAGTTCCTTTAGCCCTGCGCCAATACCAACATTCACCATTAAATCAAAACTTCCATCAAGTTTATCAGGAGTGATCTCTAATGGTTTATTAAATAGCCTTAAAACCATCTTATCTGTTATAAACTGTTGATTAAGGGCAATCATTTTTCTAAAAGCATACTTAACACCAGTTTCAGCAAGAAGCCTTGCAATAAGCTCTATTCTTTGCTGACTGGCGGTCATAATGGCAGATACTCCTGTTGCCGTTGAATTTAAAGATTTACTATCAAGCCCTTGAGAGTACCTAGTAATTCCTGATCTGTTCTCTTTACATGTGTCGAGGTATTCAAACAGATTAAATATAGTTGGTGCCATTGTTTCTGGTTTCATTTCACGAACGCTTTGGTTAACATCCTCTGTAAACACAACAGCACCAGGTTTAACATTAAGAAGTGCCCCTATATCAGTACCTGAGTTTCTTGCAACAAGGTAAAAGTTATTTACAGAAAAGGCAATGTTATCAAATATATTTCTATACAATGATGTTTTCATTCTTTGGAATTCAACTACCATATCAGTAATTGAAATTCCATATAGCCTGTGGCAGTCTACTATGGGTACAAGTGTCTCAAAAGGAGGCTCGCCATGGTCAAATGGATTCTCTTCCACTCTAAGTAGTACATCATCAGTAAAAGTTACAAGCAGTGGCTCAAGTAATCCGTCACCATCAATGTCCAGCTTTACCCAGCATTCCCACACCCATTTATATTCTCGTCCATCTGAAGGTGTTGGTATAAGCTCTTTATTTAGACCTGCATAGTCGCCTTCAAGCTCTGTTATCTGTGCAAGTTCTGAATATTCAGAGTCACCTTCCGCATAAGGAATTACTTCACTTACATTATGGTATATCCCTTCTCTTTCCATACGTCTAAGGTAGTCCATTGTTCGTCTAACTCTATGACCAACAAAGTTAGCTTCACGAACTGACCGTGCCCCAGGCTCTATATAGAAGGAAGACACTGGTATATTTTCTATCCATGGACCAGAATACACATTCTTTTTAATAAATGCAACAACATTTCTGTACATAGTTGCTGTTTCAACAGTTTCAGTTTTATTTCCTTCTGAATCTTCAGATTTTATAACTGAAACATCTTCATATTCATCAAAGCTTTCTACAGAGATATTAGTCTGGACTGAAAGAGCTGTAAACTCGTCTTCAGTCATTTCCTCATAGAACAGAGATTTCTTTTCATAGAAAGTTTCCCATGTAATCTTGATAACACCAAATCCATAAATAAGTGCATCTTTAAACCACGTATAAAATTTAGTAAAGCCTTCCATTTTATAATTAAACTGATAATTAAGGAGTGCTTGGTGCTGTTCTGCTGCAGTAACGTCTTCCCCGCCTACAGGCTGTATCACTACTATGTCGTGTGATGCTGTAAACACACGCATAAGTGATGGCATCATCCATTCAATTGTGTCCATAACATCTGAAGAAACTATAGAACTTCTACCAGGAATATTATATTTTGCATCTACTATAGCATGGTACGCATTATAGCAGCTTTTTATCCTTTCAGCAAAATTAGCCTGTGCTTGCACAGCAGCATCTCTATCTTCTTTTACAGCACGAAGAATATCATCTTCTTCCATAGATGATCGTTCATCAAAAGCATCAGTACGTGGAGTCTCCTCTTCATCCTCTACAGTATCTTCATTTTCAGCTTCTTTTTCTGCTTCTTTAATTACTTTGTTTACTTGAGAAATTATCTTTCTATCAGGTTTATCAGGAGAATTCATATCTGATAAAGACATAAATGGATCTTCATCTTTTGTATTATCAAGAACTTCAACAAAGTCCCTGTAGTCTATATCCGCCAATTATACCACCCTTCCTTCACACATAGTACGAACTTTCTTTAAACGATTAAGCCATCCATTAATAAACACTTGTTGAGAAGGATTATTTTCAACAATTCGTTTAAAATAAAGCTCTCTTCTATCATTAAATTCTTTAGTCAATTTTTCAGAACTGTTTGTCTGAAGTACTTCATTTAATGCTTCAATTGATTTAGCTCCAACAACGCCATCAAATGTAATGTTCTTTTTATATTTGTTTATCAGCAAATCTTGAAGAAGCATCCCCGCCCCAATGGGTGTTCCTTTAGCAGTCTTGCCACCTCTACCATGGTTAACACAAGAATCATGGAATGCGAATGAAAGCATTGCAGGAATCTTATCACATAAACAGTCTTTATAATACATTACATTATATATAGTATACACATATTCTGGGTGTTTTGATAAATCTTTAATACTTATATGTGAAGGTACTAGACCACGTGCTTTCGCTCTGTTTAATGTACCTATAGTGATTCCGAGGTTAGTTTCCCCCCCTTTATCCGCAGGGTGGTTTACATATCCTCCTTCATAGTTTAGTATATGTCTATGCCATGTTGCTGGAACGTCTGTGTAGTATAGTCTAGTCTCATTGGAAGGTGTAGTTGAAGGTGTTTCATCAGGGAACTTTTCAAAAGCGTCTTTACCACGTATTTCCAAATACTGTGTAAACAATAAATTAAGAATCGGATCGCTCATATGTCTTCACCTCTATGGAAGATAAACAGTATGTGTTGGCATCTGATCATAATTGGAAAAATCCAACGGATTATACTTCTTTCTAGGAGAAGTGGCATTCACCTTATTCATAGTCATAACAAGGTTGCTCAATGTGTCAATGGTATCATCGTGCCCTGCGCTCCTGCCATTAGGAGTAAACTTCAATAATTCAGCTTCAAGGTCATGCATATCAGGAAGCATGAACACTTTCCCTTCATAGAATTTTGGCTGTAAATTCATAATTCTATGTTCTTTTTTTATCAAGTGATTAAGTTCTATAATTCGTACATTATGTAGAGCAAAGCTTTTCACATGTTCATCCAGCATATAATAGTATACTTTTTGTGGACCGTTCGTTTCAATCCCTACAGCATTGCAATTATATTTATTATACAGTTCAGTAATAATCTGCAATGTTTCGTTTGGTTTCATTCTTCTCCTAACATACTCACGAACATATATATTTGAAGCATCATCAATCCCGCCCACCATCACAACTGTAAAGTCAGAATCTCCTTCAACAGCATACCCGAAGTCAACAGCCATATAGTGTCGTAAGTCACCTGTAAGTGAAAACGGATTATAGTATCTTATATGTTCTTTTTCAAACACTCTGAATTCAGCTGCAGCAGGATTATTCATATATTCCATCATAAACCGCATCAATGTCCCACTTCTAGCATATTCTTCTTTAATTTGCATTATCTTTTCCACAGGAAATCGTTCAGGCCAAATACTCTCTCCAGCTTCATTCAATATAGAATACTTCTTCACCACCCACCCAGCTGGTGGGTCTTTATACAATCTAGCAAGCATAGCATCTTCATGAACAATTGTGCCGACAAACACCAATCTCCCATTCACAGGGTCTAGTGAAGGAAGCACCTGCCCAAACAGCCAATCCCGTATCTTCGCCCTCTTCTCAGGAGTTGCAGTATTATTTTCTTCTTCAATATCATCTAAGACAATCATCTGTGGTCTAACATTATCAACATATCCACGTAGTGACTGTCCAGCACCACGTGCAAGCAACCTGATCCGCTTCCCACCGAGCCACCCCAGCTTCAAAACCAGCTCCCCTTGGCTCCACGGAACCCCAGGCTCTATTTCAAACGTATCCGATAAAAACTTATTATCAGTAATCTCCCTTTTAATCCTATCCAAGAAGTTGCATGCTTTCTTAAAGCTATCAGACACTATTATTGTAAAAGCAGACATCCCATAGCAAGAGCAATACAGCACCCACAAAAATGTAATAAGAGTAGAATTATGAGACACAATCCCCTCGGAGGAAACAAAATTCTCCGTCCCCTCTATCTGCACATCCCAAGTGTCCCTGAACCCTACATTCTCTATAGAAGCAATATTCTCACGAAACACTTCCCCACCAAAACAGGGTGTAACATTGCCAGAAGTAAACACCAAATCAAGAATGCTAATATCCTTCAACCTCTTGTACCCTGACTGGGT